GCTACTACGGGTGGTGTACCACAAGGATTCACTATAAATAAGGATGGTAATTATGTAAACTCCCAAGGTCAAGTATTTACTATGCCTACAACAGGTCAAACTACTAATCCAGAGTGGTCTAGTGGTGACCCACAATTACTAAGAAATATATTACAAGACCCTTCTTTAGATGGGGGGATAAGAAATTATATTGAAGGTGTTTTAGCAACAGGCGACTCTAAACTAATCTCAGAAGCATTAGCAAATCCTTATATAGGTAGAAATAAAAATTTAACTCCTGAAGCAATGCAAAGGACTTATAATTATAACTACGGAGAATTAACTCCTGCTTATAATAATCAATTAACACTCGACACAACAGGGCTTGAAAATGCTTTAACAAGAGAAAGGAGAAATTATGACTCGGAAACAAATAACTTAAACCTTCAATCAAGAAAGGATTTTAGAGATTTTGAACAAGAGCAAGGTAAGAGTGGTAGTTTTCTCTCGGGGTTAAGAAGTCAAAAGATAGAAGAATTTAAGTCTGGTTACCAGAATAAATTTAATCAATTATACAACAATACAAACTTCAATTTGAGAAATGACTTACTTGGATACTCAAGTAAATACGGAAGTGATTTAACTCCATCTATAGCATTAAATAGATTTGACCCTAATATAGATGCAGGTAGAGACTACTCAGCACAAAGAGAGACTAATGTTGTTTCATCTCCTACAGGACTACTTAATAATGCAGATATAGCTCGTAGAAATCAAGCACAAACTCTTACTAATAATTTACTAGAAAAAATGTACCCAAAGACAACTATTGGAACTAATTTATAATATATGAATCCTAATCAAAATAATTCTTCAATACCACAAGCTACTCAATCAATGTTGAGTGATATGAACGCTTCGGCGGCAGCAAACAAAGCACAAGAAGCAGCCAGAGCAGAAAGGGAGATGAGAGTAAATACTTTTCTCGAACTTCAAAAAGCTAATCTTAAAGCTAACCAACAAGGGGGTATAAAAACAAATGCAAACCCTAGTTACATAATGCCTACAGGTTTTATTGACCCTGTAACAATGGCTCCAACTGATGTACAAGCTGTTCAAAAAGCACAAGCTAATAATGCACAAATGGGTGCAGGTGTATATTCACACGCTTACGGTTCTACATTTGACCAAATCAATATGGTTAATAAGTCAGCAGATAACTTCTATGATACTCAAATAGGAGATACAGCAGCTTACTCGAACAAAGAATCACAAAACATTAAAGCTAACGGATTAAGAAGTGTTTATAAATTAAGAGGCTCACAGTTTGGTTCACAAGGTGTTGATGCGGCTACAGGTTATATTGATACAGATAATAATAGTTTACAATATGTAAAGAAAGCTCTTGAAGGAATGAACTCAGCAGATGCTATTCAAACTCAAAATGTTTTAGGTTCTATTAACAATGTATTAAAAGATGAGAAGACAGCAGCGGCGTTATCTCAACAAGGAGGTAATGTTCCTTCATCAGTATATAATCCAGTTGTTAAACTATATAACCAAATGTATGGTTCTGGCGGTATGACAGAAGGTGCTTATGCAGCCGAAATTGGAGACCCTACAGCAAAGAGAATGTTAGATGAACTTGTGGCTAAGTATGGAAGTTTATTTACAGACGGTGGCTCAAGTGGAACAGCGGCTAACATGGATGCAAGGGACTTCCAACACATGGTCTCTATTTTAGGAGCACTTAAACAGGCTAGAGTAGATGCCTTTGTAGCTAGGAATGGTTCTGTAGCAGGATTAGTGAATTCAATGAATGAATTTGGGGCTGCTCATGGAGGAATGTCTGAAATGCAAAAGAAACAAATTCTAACAGAAGCAGGTGTTCCATTATGGTTAGCAAGTGCTAGAGGTAATTTTACACCACAAAACACAGGAACAGGAATGCAAACTCAAGTAGCATCTGATGATTACAGTTGGGGAACAAATAAGTTCTCAGGAGATAATTTTGGAACGACTACAACTAACCCTAACCAGACAACGCAAGAAGGAGAGACTACACAAACTCCAATAACTTTAACAGGAACAGGAGAGATTAAAAATCAAGGTAAGGTTGCTAAAGGTGTTGGTGGTAAAGAAATAGATTTAAGCTACGATACAGGAAAGATTGCAGAAGTAAAGAAAATAACTTCAAAAATGAATAGTGATATTGCAAAACAAGCAATAGCACAAATTGAAAGTTCTGGTAAATATAGCACTTTAGGTAAAGTGATGGAGAAGGGTGACTATAAAGGTGATAGAGCTTATGGTAAATACCAAATAATGGGTAAGAATGTAACCGCATGGTCTAAAGAATTACTTGGTAAAGCAATTACACCTCAAGAATTTTTAGCAGACCCTAAACTACAAGATAAATTAGCTTTCGCTAAAATGGATGCTTTATACAAACAATATGGCAACTGGGCGGATGTTGCATCAGCTTGGCACTCAGGAAGACCTTTAGATAAGGCAGCAGCACAAGGTGCTAACGACACACTAACATCAACTTATGATTATGTAACTAATAGATTCTTAGGTGCAGCTGGTTTAGTACAAAACGACCATACACCAAAAGACAGAACTGGTTTTGCTCAAGGTTCAAATCCTTTCCTAAACAATGCTAAGAATCCTTCTTTCAAAGACCAAGTTAATAATGGTGGTTTCGTTGCTAATATGATTAATGATGTAAAGAACGAGTTTCTACAAGTAGGAGATGCTATTAATCGTGGATTATCTAATGTGTTTGGTGTAGATAAAAGATTAGGAGCCAACTATGAAGAAGATGGAACATTTGTGGATGGGAATACAGGCAAGGCAATTAAACCAATCGGATACAGAGAAGATGGGACACAAAAAGGTATTATAGCTACAGGCGGTGAATTTCTTGGTAAATCAGTGGGTCTAGCACTCACAGTGTCACCATTTGGATTCGGAGAAGGTATGGCTGCTAGGGGAGCAACTGGAGTTCTAGGAAAATGGGCTGCAACATCAGCTGTAGCTAGTCGTGCTTTAAAAGCAATGGAGATGGCTAACAGTTCATATACAAGAGCAGCTTTAAATCTAGGACTAAGTTCTAGTATGACTCAATCTCTAAAAGGTATTGCAACTAAATACTTCTTAAATAGTGCTTCAACAGCTACATTTTGGACTGGAGCAGACATATTAAAGAATTCAGGTGAAGATGGTGGTAAAATAGCATCGTCAGCACTAAAGACTTTTGGAACTACAATGGTTATGGATTTAGGATTAAAAGGTATAATGTCTGGTGGTGGTAAGGCAGCTGGTTACGTTAATTACAAACTTAATGGGAGTAAAGTAGAAAAATTATGGTCTGATGCATCTAAAACATTTCAGGGAATCTTTACAAAAGATTTTGATTCAAACATGTTGAAGGATTTATCTACTTCACAAGCAATTCTTCAACAATCACATGATGAAATAGTTAGAATATTACCTAAAGACTTTGTTAAACAAATTGATGGTGCAGCCGATACTATTGCTTCAGATATATATAAGAACAAAAGAATAAACTTCTATGAACAAGATAGTGCAGCGAAGGCTATAGACCAACTAATCACAACTCATGGCAATGAGATTCCTGAGATTGTTGATGCTGCTATGAGAGCAGGTATCAATGGTACAGACAAACATCAAGCAACAAGAGAAGCAGCTATTAAATATCTTATCAATAGATTTGGTATAACTCCAGAAGGTGGAACTAAATTAGGAATGACAGTAGGCTCTCATCAACTTGATGTATTAGAACATACTACAAATTTAAATAAAGCAGCATTCGATACTATAGAAACTAAACTTTCTAATCTTTATAATACAAAGGCTGTTATAAACAATGTTAGAGATAATTTTGATACTATTGCTAACAAGAATATAACGGGTGTTACAAAAGAGAGTTTTGAAGCATTTGCAGAAACTAATAAAGATAAAGCATTAAATATAATTGAGAAAGAGTTGATGGATGCAAACAATCCTACTTACGACTACTATCTAGGTTTAATGAAAGATTCAAGAAAGCAAATGTTAATGAATGATAATAAACTTTCAGACCAAGCTAAAAGAACCATATTAAGTGGTATGGAGAATACTAACAAGTTATGGAACTTATCTAAATTAGAATTAGCAGCCTATAAAGGTGTAGTAGCTAAATTTAGACCAGAAGCAGGTGTTGATAATAGTGATTCAGCACTTAAGGCAGCTATAGCGATTTTAACAAATGGGCATATAGGTGCATACTTCTCAGTGAAGTTCCTAAGAGATGCTTTATCATCAGCTGGTTTTGCTAAATCTATTGCCACTAAAGGAAACGCTTTCACTTCTACAGGAGCAACAGGTAGAGCAATAGAAAATTTAATCCAAATGAAAGAGTGGTCTCCAGAAACTAAAGCCGCAGGCTTAAGAAGTCTACTAAAAGTTAATCAATAAAGATTATGAAAAAATACGAGAAAAAAGTAACACAAAGACAAATTGATAGGGAACTTAATAAGAAGCATATGCCAAGCCCAAGAAGTTTGGTTATTGGGCATGATTTAATGGGTCTGCCAGCAGATAAAGCTCTACTAGATGCTGGATATATTGTAAATAGACAAGTGAGTTATGATAATCTTGCTAGTAAAGTAAGAGAGGAACAACTAGAAGAAATTAAAAATATGTTCACAGGGGGGACAACTGTGGCTGTACAGCAATTACTTGCAAGAATAAATAATGGAGAACTTAATGATATTGATATTGAAAAGCACTCAAAAATAGTTGATAGACTCACGGAGAGTTATAGTCGTTTAACTCCAAAAACTTCTGTCAGTTTATCAGAGGATGATAAAGGTAAAAAATGGAAAAGAATAGAGAAAACTATATAGACTTATATGGGAAATATGGTGGGAAGATTTGGGATGTTTTACAGGAAGAGATAGAAGTTGATGGTAAAATAGAAAAGGTTATAGACACTGATTTTATTGATGAATTTCTTTTAGATGAACATTATGATTTAATAAGCCACCTAGATGCACAACTGTATAGACTACAGAATTTTTATCGTATAGTAACAAAAGAAAGTACTTTGATTAAATTTAAATTAAACGAAGCACAGTTTGATTTCTATACAAGATATATAATGAAGGGATACCTTAGGTTAATCCTTGTTAAGAGTCGTCAATTAGGATTCACTACATTCATCACAATATACTTCTTAGATGAAGTATTGTTTGGTAAGAATACAGAGGCACTACAAATCGCACACACAAAAGAGGACATGTCCGATATCTTCCAAAATAAGATTATGACAGCATATGAAAACATGCCAGAGAGTCTTAAAAGTAGATTAAAAGTGGTTGAAAGCAATAAGACCAAACTTGTCGTAAAGAATGGAACTTCTAAAGGGCGTATTATGGTGAAGAACTCTGGGCGTGGATTCACTAATACATTAGTCCACATCTCAGAGTTAGCTAAACTTTATATTAAGAAACCAAAAGAGACACCAGAAATTGTAACAGGTACTTTTCAGTCTGTACCAATGAATGGTCGTATCGTAATCGAGTCTACAGCAGAAGGTGCAGCAGGTTTATTTTACGATATGTATATGGCATCCTATAATCGTAGAGATGTTATAACACCAATAATGACTAAAGCAGAATTCTATCCTGTGTTCTATAATTGGACTTGGGATAAAAAAGAAATAACTAACGCTTGTAAAGATGGTATAATCCCAATTAGTAGTATGGAGAAGGCAGATATAGATTGGGAGCAATTTCAGTATGATAATAACTTATCAGACGAGGAAATGACTTACTATTACATTAAGTATATTCAAAATGGTCGTGATGTGTTTAGACTTAAACAAGAATTCCCTACAGATGAATTAGAAGCTTTCCAAGCATCAGGCTCGCCATACTTCTCAAAAAGAAGAATATCAGAATGGCTTAATTGGAATAAGACCCAAGAGAAGTATAATAGATTCGACTACTTAGAGGACACTAAAGAATTTGTACCTTCATATGTAGAAGAAGTTTTAGATTGGGATAAGTTCGAGGGATTTTTAGAGTTTGAGAGACCAGACAAATATCAGGAATATGTGGTTGGTGTCGATATTGCAGAAGGGCTTGAGCACGGAGACTACTCAACTTGTGTGGTGATTGGATTAGACAAAAAGATTAAGGCTCTCTATAGAGGTAAGATATCACTACCCTCATTACCAGAATTAGTAGTAGAAATTGCTAGTAGATATAATGATGCTTTAGTAGTCCCAGAGACAAATAAGGATACTTGGGTAGCAATTAATTTAAACGAAATTTATGAGAATGTATACACATCTATACAGGAAGACGACTTAACAAAAGTGACTACAAGGAAGATAGGTTGGAGAACAACTCAGTCAACTAGAATGCTTGCTTTAACAGAAATGTCTAAATATTTTAATGACGGATTTTGGTTTCCTACATCAATATTAAAAGAAATGCACACATTTGTTCGTGATGAAAAAGGAAGACCTGCAGCATTAAGTGGAAAACATGATGACTTAATCATGGCTTGTGCTATTGCTTATGGGGGCTCACTTAATAAGAAAGCTAAACCAATAGAGCAGATGAAGGAAGAAAATAGTCTGATTAGAAAATTGTTTGATAACTAAAACCACCCTCTCATTGGGTGGCTTTTTAGTAACTAATAAATAGTTATGAGAATATATGTTAAAAGATGACTAAATCTTTTGTAGAGGAAATATAAGAACCTCTACTCTTATAATATAGCATACTTAAAATAATAATGCAAGCACTTATCCACAGATTGACTTTTATCTATTTTTGTGCTATAATATAAGAATGAAAATAGAGGAATTACAGAAAGTTATTAATGTTATATTTATCACAATTAAAGCAGATAGACAAAAAAATAACATTAATGGGTTACTTAATAATGGTATAGCGTGCTTAGAATATTCTTATCAATTAATAGACATAATGGTTAACTTCGAGAGTGAGTATAGGAAGTTTGAAGCAGACCTAATAGATAAAGGATTCACATCAGCTAAGGCAGAGACACAAGCTAAAGCTACAGACCATTATAAAAATTGGACTAAATGCAAGTATATGTATGATACATTATTAGAAATGAACTTAACTTGCAAAAAACTAGCTAGTTCAACAGAAAAAGAATTTAACTCAATATAATGCAAAGAGAAATAGACATATTTACAAATTCAATGGTTAGTAGGTTTAACGTATCTAAAGACAGAGCAGAGGAGTTTGTTAAAAGTATAGTAAGAGCATGTTACTGTCAAAATGAAATAGATAAGCAGCCAACACCAGAAATTAAACCTGTAAGTAAACCAGTATACAATATACATAAAGACGACGACCAAGAAGCCTGTGAAGGGTGCTCAGCATAGAATGAAAAGAAGCGGATTTAAAAAACTAACCTATCAAGAAAGATTAGATAAGGCTAAAACTAAAAAGAAGGTAGTTAAAAAGAAAACTAAAAAGGTAACTATCACATCTCTTAAAAAGAAACTTTGGGATGAGTGTAAAAGAATTATAAGGGCTCGTTATGGTAACGATGGTATTTATCATTGTTTTACTTGTGATAAATTAGTAGAAGCACCACACACAGGGCATATAATAACCTCTTCTACTTGCTCTATGGAGATGAGATATTCATTAGATAATCTAAGACCTCAATGTTATAGTTGTAATATTAATAAATCAGGTAATTGGGTAGAGTTTAAAAAGAGATTAGGTGATGATTATATTAATAATTTAATTAAAAGAAACGACCAAACTAAAGGTGGTGATTATGGAATGTGGTGGGTAGAAAAAAAGTTAGAAGAGTATAAATGTATAAAGGCTTGACATATATTGATAAATATGGTATAATATATACAATATCTGGGTAGAGTTTTCTCTGTTTTACTCATCAACCCCCAGATATTATGCGATAGTGGTTTAATGGTAAAATGTCTGCCTTCCAAGCAGGACACGAGGGTTCGATTCCTTCCTGTCGCACACTAAGTCATGAAAGATACATTAGAATTTATGGTGAAGGTTAAAGAAGACCTACGCACCGCACACCACAGAGATAAACTCAACTCCCTTATAAAAGAAGTAGAAGCCGAAATTACAGACACAACAGTAAGATTTGGTTCTATTAACCCGAAGATGCCTTCGGATATTTTGGTTTATTCACAAGATAAATATGGAAGAAATGACCAGATGATTCTACCTAGAGTTAGAAGTCAAGCTAACAACGACACATTCAGGTCTCCAACAAGTGCCGTACCAGTTGTTTTCTCTAAGATACAAACAGCTATATCTGTTCTATTTTCAAAGTTACCAGATGGAGATGTGCGTTCTGTTAATAAAATTAAAGCTAGAATGTATAAAGAGTTATGGAAGGCTAATCTAGCAGATACGGAAAGTAACTCACGTAAATCTTTTGAGATGGCTATTACAGATGCTTTAACTTTTGGTTGGGGAGCATGGAGACAATTTCCTAAATACCACACTGTAGAAAGAAAGAAAGAAATGACAGAGACTTGTCCTACTTGTGAAGGTAACGGAATGGATAATGAAAAAGAATGTCCTAAATGTAAGGGAGAGGGTCAAGTTACAGTCAAGAAAGGAATTCTTAAGATTCTATATGACGATATTTTTAGAGAACATTTAAGTATTAAGAGAACATATTTTGGTTTATCATATAACATCCACAGACAAGATAATCGACCAGAGATGTTTTATGAAATCGACGTAACTAAAGAAGCTTACGAAAAGATTTTAAAACAATTAAGTAAAAAGAAGAAGAGTGATGAAACTATCGCAGGTCTGACACCACTATCGACTGATAGTCCATACTATAATACACAAGAAGCTAGTAGGTATGTAACTCTTTACTACTACGAGAACCCGTCAGAAGACACACTGAAGGTAGTTTCACATGAAAAAGTATTATATGATGGCTCACTACCAAGTGAAGAAGTTTATGGCTCAGTAGTTATAATTCATGGATGGAGAAGGCTTGATAGAGAAGACCCACATGGAATTGGTCTATATGAACTAATGAGAGGTCAAGAAAAGATGTATAACTATATCTTAAGTTTATCAGCAGAAGGGGTAGCAAATGAAGTTGTGCCACTATTATTCTCGATTGGTAAAATGGATAGAGGTAATGCAGAGTTCACACGTTCATTCTCTAAGATTAACCAGTTACCAGCAGGCACAACTATTGAGAGACCACAAGTAAATGGAAATACTACTTTAGGAGTAGGATTCTTAAAGACAGTAGATGCTAACTTAGAACTTGTATCAGGTATCACAGCACAATTAGCGGGTATGACAAGTGATGATGGTTTAGGAGAAAGTGTTGTTAATAGAGAAGCTGCTTTAGGGAGATTATCTAGTATTAGAACTAATATTAAAGAAGCTCTTGAAAGAGATGCTAAGATATTCTTTGCAAATACAGAACAACTACACCTTAATGGTAGAGAAATGGTATTTTCTTCTGAAGCCGAATATAAAGAATTCCAAGCCGCTAATCCAGACTACTTCACAGATGTAGATGCTCAACTCGATGAGAACAAGAAACTTATAATTAAAGGTGAAGTAAGTCCATTCATTCCTTTAACATTTGGATTTGATAGAGAAAAATTAGAGAAGAACGAACAAGAAGTTAAAGAGCATGGCACAGAAAAAGAAAGTGTCCCTCGCTCATTAGCTCTACAAGAAGTAAACGATGTAGATGATAAGGTAGGTAGTTCTAAATGTATTATGGTAATTGATGTTGACTCATTATTAACTCCATCAATGGAAGTCCAAAAACAAGAGTCTATTAGATTGTTCCCATTAATTTCTGAGTCTTTATTACAAATAATGCAACTAGCTAGAGCAGACCAAGAAGGTGCAGTTACTCAATTAACAACTCTTAAATCATTCCTTACAGAGCAACGTAAGAATATATTTGATTATATTCCTAAAGAAATATTCGACAAGATTATGGGTGGTACTGTAGGTGTAGACTTAAATACACAAATGAAACTACAAGAACATGTACAGGCTATGTCTGGTGGTTCTCCTATTCCACAGGATGGAGCACAGCCAGCTAGTGGTAGCCCAACACAAATATTAGGAAGTGATAATACTCCAGTAACACAAGCACAATCTCCAGAGGAATTAAATATACCACAATCTTCAATGAGTGCAGCGACAGAAGCCGCTATGGGAAGAATTGGTGTTAGAGGTGGAATGTCAGGAGACTTAGCAGAGTAGACAGAGGCGTTGAGAAATCATGTAAGTCCTAGTTTAATATGAACACTATAAGAACCGACTTGGCGGTCTTACTAGCGAATATCAAGACGTTTTATAAGAACTTCATTCATTTAATGAAAGGAGAAATAGAGGTAAACGTAGACAAAACCAACGAACTAATTAAAATTAGACTAGGCTACGCAACCAAAGTAATATCAATCAAAGAACTTGAATATATGATTGTTCATAATTTCAAGAAGCAAACAATCTTACCAGAGTTTGAGAAGGTTGATGTTCAGACAGTAGAACTTATTGATGTAGTTAGGAAAGGCTATATCCAAACAGACAAAGACCTTAAAGCAGGTCAAATAGCAGAAGGTACATTCATTCAAAGAATGCCACTTGATTTTGCTAAATTAGAAGCACTCGCAGAAAAATGTGAGATTAATAATAACGGAGCAATCCGTGTTTTAGACTTATCTAAACTAACTAAAGAAGAAATAGATGAGACTTTTAAAGTTTCTCTAAACCACGTAACAGAGAATAATCTAAAATATTTATCAGTAGCTTATTATGATGATAAGTTATCAGACAAAATTAAAAGCAAAATAACAAAATAACATGAAACAAGAAAAAGAAATTAAAATTAAAGCGACAGGGCAGGTTGAGGCAGAGGTTAAAGATAATCCTGTAGAGCCTACACTAAAAGACAAACTAGATGGTTATGATGGAGCCGATATGGTAGCTAAAGCCTACACTAATGAGCAAGGTAAAGCAGCGGAGACATCAGTAAAAGTAATGTCTCAACTAACTACAGAAGAAGCCATTAAATGGTTAGGAGGTAAACATCCAGCAGACTACTTTAAAGATGGAAAGATTGCTAAATCATTCTCTAAAGAAATTGGTGTATCAGCCCAAGACTTTCCAATGGTTGATGAGTTTTACCCTAGACTACTAAGTATTTATGAATCACTCTATGGGACTGATTCTGATTGTTTATTATTTATTCACCCTACAACAAAAAGAGTAAGTATTATTTATCCAAAATCTAAATCAGGTTTTGAGAAAGATGAAAAAGGTGAATACATTGATGTTAATACAGTCGATATGGCTAGTATTGTATTCTCAAGTGTAATCCCTAATTCTCCTGATATGTACGAACCAGAGTACTTTAAGAAAGAGCTTACTAAGATTAAAAATATCAAAGATAGTTTAATAAAGGTCGCACAATAATTAATTTTGCTTAGGCTATTGACAAATATATTATATTATGGTATAATATGTATTAAGAACGCCTCAGCGACAAATGAGAAATGGGAAAAACTAACGATGAGATTATTGCAGAAAGATTATCTGCCTTAACTCAAGAATCAGATGATAAGGTAGTAGCTACACCAAAATCAGAAGATAAACCAGAAGACAAAACTTCTGAGGGTAGTCAAGAAATTCAGGAAGACCCAAAAGAAAAGGTTGAAGATTCAAGTAAAGCACCTAAAAGATATGAGGGTGAGACAGATGAAAACTACAACATTCGTATAGAACTTTATAAAGCAAAAATGATTAGGGATTCATCTCCAGATGCTCAAGTCCAAAAGACAATGACAGAAAGGATGAAAGAACTAAGACAGGAGCTTAAGCCAATTAAAAAGGAGGAAAAACCTACTACTCCAAACCCTTCACCAGAAGAGATTGAAGAAGAAGATGAAATCCGTAGAGAATTAAAAGCTAAAGGAGCCATTCTCCAAGAAGACTTTGATAGACTCTTAACAGAGAGAATTAAAGAGATGAAGGAGCAAGAAATCCAAAATGAACGTATTAATAAGATTAATACTGTCATTGCAGTGGCTAGTGATTCTTTCTTAAAGGCACGCCCAGACTTAGCCAACAATAATGAAGCTTTAGATACTATCTCAGAAATAATATCTAAAAGGATAATTATTGATGAATCTACAACCCCTTCTCTACTTGCATCAGACTTCATACATTACGCAGATATCCTATACCCTCGTAAACCTAATGCGGCAAAACCTAATAATGCAGCTGCGGCAGATGTGTATAACGCACAGTCAGTAACAGTAGCTACAGGTGGAACCCCGCAAGGACAAGCTATTTACGATAAGGCAAGGAAGAACGGAATGGATGATGAGTCAGCAAGAGCTTTACAAGCAATGTACGAGAAAGAACTTAAAAAATAACAAACTTAACTATGATTGTAAACTTATTCAAAGCAACAACTCCAAACAAGTTTAGAGCAACAAAGGCAGCAGGTACAGCAGTGACTAAAGGTTCACTATATGCTATAACTGGTACAGATGTAGCTCTAGTAACTGGAGCTGTTACAGCAGCAAACATGTTCATCGCAGAGGAAGATATTACAGCAGGAATGGCTAGAACTGATGTTCAAGTATGTTCTGTTCATCCTACAGATGTATATGTAATCGATACAGTGAATGCAGCTAATGCAGCTCACAACGGTCAACAAATGCTAATCAATGCAACTGGTGACAAATTAATAAACTCAGGAACTACAGCTCCTACAGGGTCATTCATTCAGGTCGGACTCGTAGCTGGCTCTACAAATAAAGTTAGAGCTGTAAGATTCATTTAAAACTAATATATGGATAATTCAGTATATCAATTCGGTGGTGTGAGCATTTCAGTAGGTGCAGCAAACTTACTATCTAATGTTCAGCAAACTATCGTAGACGTAGTCAACGGTACAAAAGAGGAAGAATATAAGAAATTCACCAACACTGTATCTCACGACCAATTTACATACCAAGTATCGGCAGTAGTCGGTGGAGGTATGGGTAGAATTATGGATGATGGTGAAACTCCTTCATACTACACATTCTCACAAGGATTCACTAAAATCATGCAACCACTTATTTTCGTTGCTAGATACAGAATCTCTGACATGGCATCATACTTCTCAGGTATTGAAAATATGTCAAAATCTCAGGCAGTTGAGAAGTTAACTCCTAAAGCTAAAACTAATATTACTAACCTAAAGAATTCAATCACAGATTTAAAGAATTACTTAGCACAGTCAGTATTAGCACAAGCTTGGGCTCAGACAACTTTCACATTTACGCCTATTGCTTCTCCTACTTACGCACTAGAAGGTTCTAACAAAATTGTACCTCTAATCGCTTGGGATGGACTATCAATTTGGAACTCTGCCCACTTATACGAAGATAAGGTAACAACTTACCCTACAATAGTTTACTCTAATGGTGGAACATCAGGTACTCCAAATCCTTCATTCTCTTACTCAGCTCTGATTGCAGCTCGTGCTACAGCAGCTCTTAGAAAGGATGCAAATAACTTACCAATGCGTGTTAACCTTAATACTCTATTATGTAGAGAAGGTTCACAAACATACTTCTTAGCTAACTCTATCAAGAGAACTATAGATGCTGGTATGTACCCTTCAACCTCAGCAATAGGTGTATCAACAGCTGGTGTTACAGGTTCATTCGTGGATAGAGCAGGTACAGACTCATTCGAGATTGTAACTCTTCAACCATACCAAGGTACAGGTATTACAGCTTCTATGTGGTTCTTATTCGATAGGAACATGTTAGAAGAAGGTAAAGGATTCCAATTCGTAACTTGGAGACCATTCGAATTATTACCAGCTTTCAAAGATTACGCAGGTAACCTTGATGCAGTAGTAACAGCCCTCGAATACGGTAACGTAGCGATGGCAGACCCTAGAGGTTGGATGGCTTCTAACGGAACAAACGCTTAATCTGCCTTTAGTTCTCATCAGAAAAGTGACGAAAGTCTAATTCTGGTGGGAATTATAAGACAAATTAGTCTTCAACAATTATTATGTTATACCCTCAATTAGAACCAATCAATAAACCAATCAATGCCACAGCGGCAGGAGATAATGTTATTCTATCTAATACATCTGACGTAGCAGTTAATGTATCAGAAATTATTTTTTCACCTTCAGTAGCTATGACTGTACAGATTAAAGTAGGAACTAATGTTATTGCAACACATAATCTTGGTATCAATCAAGGTTTAACAATCAGTAACGTTATAAATGATTCTAACCAAAGAATTATCCTTCCTCAAGGTAAAGACCTTATACTTAACTTAAGTACAGCAGGAACAGTATCAGGTACAATCAGATACGCATTATTAAATGTAGCAGAAAAAGGAAGCGTTATATAATATGGAATCACAATTACTAGAATTTGAACTTAGAGTTAAGGAACTGACAGAAGCAGTTAAAACATTAACACAACAAGTTAATGATGGTATTTGTTTTATCATAGCAAAAGAAAGAGAGGCTTCTGAGTACAAAGAATCAATGTATCAAAAGCAACAATATCTAAACAGGTTAATGGAAATAAGAAACCAAGAATAATATGAGTTATCTATCAAATGACAGCAGAAATGTATCTAATGGTGTTTTTACAGTATCAGGTAATATAGTAAACAATGCCGATGTAAGCAACCCCGTAATTACTCAAGTTCAATCAGACTGGAACGCAGCTTCTGGTCTTGGTGTCATTTTGAATAAACCAAATATTTCACTTTATGCATTAGATGACAATGTTGTTCATAAGACAACAAATGAAGTAATTCAAGGTATGAAAATATTTGCAAATACTAAACCACAAAATGTAGACGCTACTGGTGCAGGTATTTGGATAAAAAATCTTAATCCTGCTTGGGATAGTGGCACAAGTTATGCAATGGTGACAATGAGAGACCAAACAGATGTTTCTTTAGTGAAACTTCTTGCTAAAAAATTTTCCACAAATAATTGGGGTGTTCGCCTTGACGGCTGGAATGGTGCAGAAAATAATGAAGTTGTAACTATAGATGGTTCTGGTAATACAGTAATAGGAAAGAATGTAGCATTAACTGACACCAGAGTAAAAGTTATAGGGTATAGTGATACTCTACCTCTACAAGAGTGGGGTGACGGTGGACAAGTAGGTACATTCATTCGTAGAACCGCAGGAAATGTTATGTCATTTGTTGCAAAAAATTATGGCGGATATGCACATGAGTTTCTTGGAAATTGGTGGTTTAGGAGTAATTTATACGTAACAGATACTGTAAGTATTGACGCCGCCTATCCAACACTATTATTCAGAGATGAAAATAGAAACCCAAAATGGCATCTAGTTAGAAGTGCTGACGACGGAGCATTACGCCTAACAAAATCTGGAGTAAAAGACCTTGTAACATTTAACTATAGTAATGATGATATTCAACATCTAACAGGAGATTTTTATCATAGAGACGGAAATGTTTATATTCAAAAAAATGCAATAACTAAAATAGGTTTAGTTGGAAGTGTTGGTTTGGGTGGGAGAGCTTCACAGCTTGATATGGTTGCTCGTCATGCGACAGATGGAACATCAATGCGTTTTACAAATTATGTTGATAGAGACGGAGCAGTAGTAGGAAATGATACTTGGCAAATATGGGGGTATCCAACAGATAGTAATGGGAATGCAACAGACTTCGCACCACTACTAAACTTAACATATAATAGAACCACAAACAGAGCATCATTCTCATTAGGAAGAGATGAACAGTGGCTAGATTACACGCCAAGCTTAGTTTCGACAGGTGGCGGTGCTCCAGCTAGCTATACTGAGCGTGCGGGAAAGTATAAGAGGTTTGGAAGTTTAGTAGTTGCAGAAGCAACTATAAGAGCTTCTAGTTTAGCAGGTCTTACTGCTGGAGTAATAGGAGTATCTCTCCCAGTTCCTATACACAGTGCAGCAGGAGGAGAAATACCAGCTTCTGGATTTATTTGTCAGGTAGGTCAAAATCCCGCAACGCAATCAAAAGGTATACCAGTAGTTAATACTTCAGTGAATTGTGTTACATTTCTTTCTGGTGTTAATACTTCTTCTGTTAGCCTCGCAGATATTGATACAAGTACAGTTATTAGAGTTAGAGTAATTTATAACGGAAGTATATAAAACTATGCAAATACAAAATAAAACAACAAAGGAAATCTTAATAGCGACTAATACTCAACTAATGGACGAGTATTTATTCGTAAAATTATCAAACGGAGAAATGGTAACTTTCAAAATGGGTAAAAGTGGATTTGAAAATGATAAGTATCAGGTCTATGTGCCAGAGCATAAAGCGTAATGAACCGATATATGGATAACCTACCTCAAACAGAAATCACCCTACTTACTAAGTGGATATTAGTAGCATTTTGGGCTGTTGTGGGAGGTGTAATCCACACAATTCGTAAAGCTCGTGAAGGTCAAACTAAAGGTCTCTTAGATGGAATAATGCTCGCTATAATCTCAGGCTTCGCAGGAGCAATGTGGGGTTTACTAGCAGTTAAATTTTTTGACGGGGATACAGTAGCAGTCAGTGTTGCATCAGGTATGGGAGGTTACGCTAGTGTAGAAGGGTTAAGAACCCTTACATCAATATTTAATAACACGAAATTTAAATCAACTTTATTAGAAGTTTTAGTTAAAATATTAAAATAATGTTAGATAAATTAAAAGATTTGTTTTTATTAATAGTTATAGATGTAGTTGTTAAAGTTACATTATTGTTAATTAAATTCTATGAGTATGCACAAAACCCCACAACATTAGACTTATTTAGATTATTTGCATTATCAGCCGATGGAATACTTACATTAATTATTTTTAGACAAATATTAAGAATATATTACGAAGCAGAATAAAACCCCATTAAGGGGTTTTAACTTTCTTTTCTTTCTTAAGGTAAGGGGTTTCTTTTTCGGTTTCCCACTTCTTAGTTTCTCGATTCCAATATAAACTCATCGTTGATAGTAATAGGCGATTAAATTGTCGACCTTTATTCTGTTGTTAGTTATAGGCTCACCTACAGGAACTTTATGTAACATTGACTGGTATCTTGATTGTTTATCCAAACTAATCACTCCTCGTAACAGATTTAATTTATGTACTGGTATATAATACTCTCTTGAATATCTATTATACATATCTATTTGAGAAGATGATAAAAAATCTATTATCTCTGGGTAAGCATTTAACCAATTTAACGCTTCTACAGGACTCATTTTCTCAAGACGTGCAGCTTGCCTATAAATATCATCCATACGGTCATTGTATTCAAGAAATGCCATTATTTTATTAATTGAACTTTATTCTTGTCAACAATACCATCCACCAACTTATTAAGAATATCTTTCATATCCTTAACATCAAAGCCCATGTTCTCAAATGCTTTTCTTAAGATTTCAACTTCTTTTTTAAGAATACCATTCTCGATAACTAATTCCCTATTTTCTTTTTTAAGAATATCTGTAGCCTTTGATACAGCTAGAGACTGTCTTTTCTCAGCCAACTCATTCTCTAGTTTAGCTCTAGTTCTAATTTCCTCTAATTCTAATTCACGATTTTGAGCTAAACCCTTATAATGTTCTAAAGACCTATTAAGACTATCGATTTCTTTTTCCAATTTTTCTTTTCCAAACATATATTTATTTCACATTATATAAACTTATTTAATAATTTCTCTACATAAGAATTAGTTGTAGATTCAACTTGATTCTCATGTACTTTCTTTAAGTTAATAATATCTTGTTCCAAGTTGTCATCCAATCTTTTAAGTTCGGAATCTAACTCATCTTGGTACTGTTTTATTTTATCTTTGATAGCAGACAGTACTCTGCTTTTTAATGATTGTCTGAACATATTTTTGTTCTGTTTTTATTATAGCACACTTTTATAATTTTTCAACTAGGTTGTACACAGGACTAAGTTATACACAGTTAATCTATTCCCCAGTTGATGTTCATTTTCGGCACAGTGATTTCTTTATAATACTGTTCTGCACTTTGTTCAAAGAACCTTCCTTTATCAAATGTAAAGGTTACTGTATCTAGTTTTCCGCCAGCACCACGAACTTTCTGAACAGCCACTATAGTGTTCCCTGTGTAGTCTATTTTACCAGTAGTAATATCTCTTTTCTTCTCACGCCATACACAGAATATTTTATGAGCAACCTTATAACTATCCCCGCCACCATGTATATCTTCATAAGTAGGAATAGTATTAATACCTGTACCTTTTCTTAAATGAACAATACACACAATAGCAACACCAGCCTTACGGGCTATTTCTTTGAGTTGTTTAGTAACCATACCAACCCTCCCCCATTGTTCTTGAACATTCTCAGACATTGTAATATAATGTAAGTTATCTAAGAATACAACCTTAGTTCCAAACTTAATCGTGGCTTCAAGTATTCTATCCTCTATCCAAGCTAAATCCTCATGAACTATTTTATTAGGTGTATAGAATTTTGGTGGCTGTTGGTTCCAGTAAATAAGTTTCTCTGCGAACTCCTCTGATGGCTCCTCAAAAGGTAACCATAATACATTTTTATCTTCCATGTTACGAGTCATATCAAACAAGAAAGATGTTTTACCATCACCAGAATAACCAGTGACAAGAATTAACTCTCCTTCCCTAATACCACCACCCAACATTTCATCTAATTTAGCATAACCCGTTGACATAAAAGGTCTACTTGGTTTATGACTTTCTTGTTCATAGATTTGTTTAAAATCTACAATAGCATCATCACCTTGATAATTCTTAAGAATTTCATTTGCTCTTTCTTGAGCTAAAGCCTTCTCTCGTTTATCATTAATGTCTAGTAAGAACTCGTTTAAGTCCTCATTTAACTCTTTTAATTCTTCATCCATAGTTGTTTAATTTGTTCTTTGTAAGTTTTAATTTGTTCCACCCATTCCTTAAGAATATCTTGCTTATTAGAATTTTTAAAATAATTAATCAACCCTAATAGATGTTTAATCTCTTTTCTAGTCTCGTAATCCTTTTGCATCTTTTGATATAATGGATAACATTGGCAAGGAAAGTAACCTTCACACTTTACACAAGGCATCTTTGGTATATCAGGTTCGAACACCTTATTATCAAATGATTCAATCCACATCTTTTGGTATAATAGAGAACGTTTATCTGAATTAGATTTAATTTTTAAATACCTTTCTTCATAGAAAGAATCATCCTTATTAGGGATATTATTCTTTAACCTGTTTATTATTCTTTGTTTTTGTGATGGTATATCCATTTAGAATAAATTTTTAATTATATGAGCAACCACATCTACGTTAAATGCATTACCTAATGTTTTATACCTCTGCGTGTTGCTTATACCTTCCGTGTAGTTATCTGGTAGACCTTGTAACCTTTCACACTCAATAGGTTCTAACTTTCTAGCATAGTCTTTAATTTGATATAGACCTGTTTTTGCACCCCATCCACCACCTAAAGCAGACAGTGTTACAGATTTTCCGTCAATAGAATATACTCTTTGACCTTGACCTCCTTTATTAAAATGTCCAACTTTTATTGGTTTGTTCCACACCATAGTTCTTTGAGATTTATCTACACTATTCCATAACACAGCACCATTATAACTAGCTGTAAGTGAATGTACTTTGTCAAACTCTGTATAGGTTTCAGGTAATAGAATATCTTTAAGTAGTATTCCCCTATCTTCAGGTTGTGGTATCTCTACTTGCTCG